GATGCAGCCGCCTGTGCAGCAACAGGTGCAGCAACCTAAAAAACCTGATCCCAAGGCAGAAGAATGGGCGGCTAAAAATGAGTGGTTTGGTCAAGACGAAACTATGACTTTCGCTACTTTTGGAATACATAAAAAAATGGTAGAGCAAGAAGGGTTTGACGCTACCTCAGATGATTATTATACTGAGCTAGATAATAGAATTCGGAATGAATTTCCGCATAAATTTAACGGAGGTTCGGTTTCTCCCAGACGGCAACAGGCCGTTGCAGGGGTTTCTCGTTCTTCTGCCAGCACGTCATCAGGACGCAATAAAAAGGTTCGTCTCACTCCGAGCCAAGTAGCAATAGCTAAAAAATTGGGTGTGCCGCTTGAAGAATACGCGAAATATGTTAAATAAGGAGAAAGAAAAATGACTGAAGAAAAAAAGCAACGCTTTGAAGGAATTAATCGGACTCCTCGCGCAAAAAATACGAGGGAAAAGGAAAGCAGGCGTAAGCCTTGGGCACCTCCCTCAATGTTAGACGCTCCACCTGCCCCCGAAGGGTTTCAACATCGTTGGATACGTTCAGAAGTTCGTGGTTTTGATGACCGTCAGAACATTTCTGCTAAAATGCGACAAGGTTATGAGCTTGTTCGTAGAGACGAGTATCCTGACTTTGAGGCCCCTGTAATAGAAACAGGTAAATATGAAGGAGTTTTTGGTGTTGGAGGGCTTGTTTTAGCTCGTATACCAAAAGAAACAGTTTCTGAGAGAAGCGAGTACTTTGCAAAAAGGAATGCGGATCAACAAGAGGCTGTGGATCACGATATGCTGAGAGAAAACGCTCATTCAACAATGACGATTAATAAACCAGATCGTCAATCTCGTGTAACTTTTGGCGGTCCTAGAAAAGACTAGGCCGTGTAACTTGATGATGGAGAAAACCAAATGGCAAATTTAGCAACCGCCTATGGTCTTCGCCCTGTTGGACTTGTTGGAAGTGCAGTTAACTCTACTGGGGTAACTCAGTATGAAATTGCTTCAGACAACACAAATGCTATTTTTAACGGCGGTATTTGTGTTCCTTTGGCTGCGGGTGTTATTTCTTTTGCTGGTGCAACCAGCGGCGGCACAACGCAAGCTTTAGGGGTTTTGATGGGGGTAGAATATGTTGATTCTACGACTAAGAAGACCACATTTTTAAATTATTGGCCCGGATCAGGCAGTGTTAGCGTAGATACAAATCACCCTGTAAAAGCGTTTGTAGCTGACAATCCAAACCAGTTATTCCAAGTCGCTAGTGATGCAACACTAACTGATCGTGCTACGGCACTGGCAGCAGTGTTTGCTAATGCAACGCTTGGAACTTCTGCTCGTACTGGTTCTACCAGCACGGGTCGTTCTAACTCAGCGTTGAGTGTGTCGTCTATTGCAACAACGGCTACTCTGCCTTTGCGTATTGTTGGTATTGTTGATGATGATGCTAACAATGACTTTACGGCAGCAGGTATTCCTTTGTTAGTTAGACTTAATGCTCATTTTAATGCACCAACCCGTCGTTTTGATTCGCAGACCACTGCGGATTCGACAGGCATATAAGAAAGGGATAAAAAATGGCTATTTCTCGCGCACAACTGGCGAAAGAGCTTGAACCCGGACTGAATGCTTTGTTCGGGCTTGAGTATGATCGTTATGACCAAGAACATGCTGAAATCTTTGAAGAGGAGTCTTCGGACAGAGCCTTTGAAGAAGAGGTTATGCTTTCTGGTTTTGGAACCGCTCCAGTAAAAAGCGAAGGTGGGGCAATATCGTTTGATGACGCACAAGAGACGTATACGGCTCGGTACACGCATGAAACGGTTGCTTTAGCTTTTAGTATTACTGAAGAGGCTATTGAAGATAACTTGTATGACCGTTTAGCGGCTCGATACACCCGTGCTTTAGCACGTTCAATGTCTCAGTCTAAGCAAATTAAAGCTGCGACTATATTGAACAATGCTTTTAGTGATGCAGGGGGAGACGGCGTTAGTTTGTGTAACGCATCGCACCCTACCATAAACGGGACTCAAAGCAATATTTTGTCAACTGCGGCTGATTTGAACGAAACTTCACTTGAGCAAATGTTGATTGATATTGCTGGGTTTACGGACGAAAGAGGGCTAAAAATAGCAGTTCGTGGAATGAAATTAATTATTCCAAAAGAATTGCAATTTGTTGCTGAAAGAGTGCTTAACTCTAATCTTCGTCCCGGAACGGCAGACAATGATATAAACGCAAACAAGTCTATGGGTATGATCCCAGATGGAGCGGTGGTTAACCACTTCTTGACAGATACGGATGCGTATTTCATTAAAACCGATGCTCCTAACGGCTTTAAACTTTTCCAACGTACTCCAATTCGCACTGCGATGGAGGGCGATTTTGATACTGGAAACATGCGTTTTAAAGCTCGTGAGCGTTACTCCTTTGGAGTTTCGGATTGGAGAACGGTTTTTGGTACTCCCGGAGCGTAAACAAATTTATTTTTGTTGGGAAAGGCGGCTTTTCAGCCGCCTTTTTTTGTTATATGATTAAAATCTAGGATATTTTAGTTTTAGCGACTGACCTAGCAGATGCTTACGAAAACGCTAAAACCAACCCTTTCGTAAGGAGGAATCAATGGCAAATACGACTTTTTCAGGTCCAGTTAGATCAAAAGATGGCTTCGATGCCATCATAACTAATACTTCTACAGGTGCTGTTACTAATACAATGTCTATGGAAACTTATGTAGCAACGGTTACAGTTGCTGACGGTGATACCACAGGCAAAGAGTCTGCAATAGGAATCCCTTCTAATTTTATCCCAATGGGTGTGATGATAGCTGTTACTGCGGCTGCTTCTAACTCTGTTACTCTAAATGATATAGGTACGGATGCTGATACAGATGGATTTGTAGATGGTATTTCCGCTGCGGCAAACTCAGTTGGATTTAAAGGATTTTTTCCATGCAATGGCGTTTTAGGAATGTCTGGGGGAACCACTACAGCCGCTACTGCCACAGCAGACGAGGTTGAGATTGTTCTTTCTGGAGATCCCGGAGCAGATACTACGGTTGTTATGAAATTCTTTGGATTGTCTAGCTCTTCTGACGCATCTTAATTAGGAGGATAGATTATGGCAGACGCTGTAACGTCTCAAACTATTATAGACGGTCCGAAAAATGCGGTAATGAAGTTTACCAATGTTTCTGACGGCTCGGGAGAAAGCGCGGTTACTAAGGTTGATGTTTCGGCTCTTTCTAACAGTGCAAACGGGGACACTTGCACCGGAGTTGTTATTGAAAGATTATGGTGGCAGTGTATCGGGATGAAAGTTCAAATTCTTTGGGACGCAACTTCTGACCAGTTTTGCATTGAACTAGGAGAGAACCAAAGTGGAAACCACGATTACACCGTTTTTGGAGGACTTACTAACAACGCAGGCTCTGGAAAGACTGGGGATCTTAACTTTACCACGGTAGGTGCAAGCTCCGCAGATACATACACTATTATAATGCATATGAGAAAAGAATTTTAGCTAAATGAGCAAGGCTAAAGATGCAAAAAGAACCCCCTCTGGTAAGTTGTCTTATCGGGGGGAGCTTTGGCCCGGCTTTAATAAACCAAAAAGAACGCCGGGAAAGCCTAAAAAAAGTGCAGTTTTGGCTAAAAAAGGCACCGAAATTAAGATAGTTCGTTTTGGCGATCCAAATATGACCATTAAAAAAGACCAACCTTCCAATAGAAAAAGTTTTAGAGCAAGGCATAAATGTGATACAGCTAAAGATAAATTTACAGCCCGATACTGGTCCTGCAAGGCGTGGTAGCCGAGTAAAACAAGGCACTCGTGTTCCGGCTTCTGCTTGCGGAGTTATTAAATTAGCTAGTGGGGGTGCAGTAAAGTCCAAAGGTAAAATCTGTCCTGAAGGCAAGGCTTGGGCAAAAAGAACTTTTGATAAGTATCCGTCTGCTTACGCTAATTTAGCGGCTTCTAAATATTGTAAAGATCCCAATTATGCTAAAAAAAGCAAAAGAAAGAGAAAATAATGGGTCAGTTAAAAGAGTGGTTAAAACAAGATTGGGTGCGGATAGATAGCCAAGGAAATATAAAAGGAAAGTGTGGCACTTCTAAAGACAAAAAGAACCCTGATCGTTGTTTACCTAGAGCAAAAGCTAATAGTTTGTCTAAAGAAGAAAGAGCAAAAACAGCTAGAAAGAAGAAAAGAGAAGGATCTAAAGGAAAACAGTTTGTAGCAAATACTAAAAAAGCAAAGGTAAGAGCGGCAGGGGGTGGTGAAATTAAAGGCAGTCGTCGTTTAAACAAAGGCTGTGGTGCGGTTATGGAAGATCGCAGAAAAAGGACTCTTTACGCATGAACATGATGAATTTTTATGTGGGAAACCAGAAAAAAATATGTAATGAAATTAAGGCGTGGTCTAAACACGCTTTAGAAGTTAAAAACGATAATTTTAACGGTTTACCTGCTTGTCCTTTTGCAAAAAAAGCGTGGAAAGACGATAAAGTAACAATTATTTTTAAAGAATCTGAACATTATCAGGATTTATACACGGTTATTTCTACTTTTACGGATGTCCATGATCTTATTATTATTGCGGATACTTGCTATAAACCTTTAAAAGAATTTCATAATTACATAGATAGCTTAAATGAAGCTATTGCAGAGGGACTTTTTATACAAAAAGACATATGGTTAATGGGTTTTCATCCAGAGGAAGAACAAGAAGCCGTTTTTGAAGACGGGTTTGAGCCGTTAACCGACACGCTTTATGCTATGATTTTTGTGCAAAGATTAAGCAAATTACAAGAATCCGCTGAGAAATTAAAAAAACAAGGGTATTATAAGTATTTTGACAAAGAGCTTAGTTCTAAACAGTTATATGATAGACGTGAATTTTTTTATAGGAGATTAAAAAATGGCAATGTCAAGAGTAAAAGTAGCACCGTATCATAACGCTAAGAAAATGCGTGGTGGCGGCATGGTTAAAAAGATGCGTGGCGGCGGCATGGTTAAGAAAAACATGGATGACATGGCAATGGGTATGATGGACGGTGGTATGGTCAAGAAACCTAAGAAGATGCGCGGTGGTGGTATGGTTAAGAAGATGCGCGGTGGTGGTATGGTTAAAAAACCAAAATAAAGGGTAAATAATGGCTGTTTCCGGGTCAAAGAATTTTGAGTTAGATGTAACAGAGTACATTGAAGAAGCTTTTGAGCGATGCGGCTTAGAAGTAAGGACGGGTTACGACATCAAAACAGCTAAGAGGTCTTTGAATCTTTTGTTGGCTGATTGGGCTAACCGTGGCTTAAACCAATGGACCATAACTCAAACTACGGTTACTGCGGTTTCGGGGACCTCTTCTTACACGTTGGATGCGGATACTATTGATATTTTGTCCGCCGTGGTTCGTCGCAGTAGCACCGATTTTTCTATAACGCGATTAAGTCGAGATGATTATTTAAACATTCCGACTAAATCTCAAACGGGAAGACCTTCTCAATTTTTTTTAGACAGGCAAATTTTCTC